TTATTAATTTTGTTGTTGCTTGTATATATTTTTTTAATTCCATATTAACCAATCATAATTTTGTAATGTTATTATTTCACTATTTTGATATAAAGCCCAATTTTCCTGATAACCAATAGTCATATTTCCTATTTGTTGCACAGTTAAATCTACGGTTAGCGTCCATGTTCTTTTAGTTGTTGCTATAGCATCATCTAATCCAAATTGCAACTCACCACTTGAATTGGTAATATATAATGAACATCTTGAACCTGCTTCTGCTATTATAAATTCCTGAACACCACCTGTTGTACCTATTTGTGTGATTGTTCCGTTAACATTTTTAAATGCTGTATAATAAGAAAACGCTTCTAAATATCCTGTTGTATAATCTGTGCTTGTACCACCAACTACTGTAGCAGTTCCATTAACTCTAATAATCATAGTTGAATTAAGAGGCACAATAGGTCTATTTGCACTAGACTGACCTTGTGGAAAAGCATAACCCCTTGTAGTTCCACTTGTATAACCCATTAAAACCATTTTGTGTGCTTCGCCATTAACTTGTGGTGTAGATGAATTTTTATTAACATATTTAATTACCATATCATCACCACTATACGGCATTATTTTATAAGACTCTTTAGTATTATTAGTACCTATTAAAAGAGGTCTGTTTAAATTTGATAATTTGCCTGTTAAAATGTTTTTAGATGTTCTATTATTATAAATGCTTACAGGTTTTAATTGATTTTGAACCCACGTAGGTAAGCTATTTGTATTAGCTTGACATAATCTAAAAGTCTGGTCTATTCCTGATGCTAAAGAAGGTGGTGCGCCTGTAGGTGTTCCACCTGCACAATCGCAACATTCAACAGGCGCATAAAGACCTGTAAATGCACTAGGTGGTGTTCCTGGTGTGCAGCCTGGTGTTTCACTTGAACACCATGTATAGTAACCAAACCACAGATTGGATGTTCCTGTGTTTGATATTACATAATCACATTCGTAACAAGTTTCTTTATAACTGTCATTTACTTTTAATAAAGTAACTTTTGTTGATGCTTTAGCCCCCACTTGATAATTTTGGATTTTTATTATACGCCAATAACTATCTTTTATAAAAATTTCATCATTAAATTTAAATTGAAAAATATCTACTTCATTTAAGTTAAGATATGCTTCCATTATTCTAGCATCTGTTCCATATATGCCGTTTAAATAATTTTCCCAGTATAGCTTATATAAATTATTCTCAGGAGAAATACCTGAATAAAGAGAATTAAAAACGGTTAAACTTCCATCAAAAGGACCTTCTGAACCCCAGTATAATGATTTAGTGGTAGTAGTAATAGTAGATGTTCCACTTGAACCATCTAAATCATAAGGTGTGCATAATGGATAAGATTGAAAAGAAAATGTATTAAATGCACCTGTACTAGAATTTATGTTGTGCATATAAATTGTTGGTGTGACAGACGTGTTTCCTGGATTTATAATAGGTGTTACTGTACCACTATAATAAAATAATTTAGGTTTTGTTTCTACTATTACTTGTTCATAACCACCTTCTACTGCTTCGTAACTAAATTCATAATGAACCGCCATGTTGTTAAGTTGTGTAACGGTTTGGTCGTCTTCATCAACAAATATCTTTTCATTTATAAAAGGTGAAAATATAGGATTATTTTTTAATACACCTTTTGCAAAATCATTATTATATTCTATGCTTGTATATTTACCCCAAACATTTAAATCAGGTGAAACTTCTTTAATTGATTTATTAATTAAATCTTCATCTTCTAAATCACTAAATTGTATTTCTTTTTTTTGTAGAGATGTAGTATCTTTTACAATTATTTCTTTTGATGTATCTAATTTATCGGTCCAATACTTTATATCTCCCCCCGCTAAATAATCATTATAAGGTTTTATAATTATATTATTTGAATCGTTAGGATCACTTAAAAACACCAAATTAAATCTTTCAATTACATCTTTTAAAAATGCTTTCTGTGTAATTGATTGGTCTATACATAAAGGAACAAGAACTTGTTTGTCATATTTTAATGGACCTGTACCAACCCAATCTATGCTTATTCTATTATATAAACCATAAAAGTCATTTCCAACTACACCACCATAAGTAACTGTTGCGGGTTGTGCTGAACTATCTCGCTTCCACCCATCCATAGATACATATATTTGTGCAGATTGACCAACAGGCATAGATTCAAAACTAGGCGTACCTAAAAAAAAACCACCCCCCCCTTGATAATTACCATTTAAAAGCTGCATCTGAAACATCCCACCTGTACTAAAAGAATACTCGGTGTCCCAGTCAGGCTCGTTTGTGTCTGTATCAAATCGAACCAATTTACCCTTTAAATATACAGGTTCACCAGTATAATAATTTTCTATATTAGAAAAACTTATTAATGTGCTAAGCTGCAACCATTGCATTCCTTCCCCTACTCTAGTAAAATAATTATATTCTTCATTCCAAACATTACTTAAATCAGAAGGCAAATTATAACTAGCAGAAATAGGTGCTACAGTATCAGCAGGTACAAGAACCCAATTATCAGATTGTACTTCGTCATTGTTTACAGTAATTGTTCCCCAACTTGTACTATTACCAACAGACATCAAACCATCATTTACTAATCCTGTTTGTTTTACTACAGGTCCTGAAGATGAAAGATGATTGCAGGTTGTCATAAATAATTTACCAAAATAATCACCATCTATAAAATCAGATGTATAACTAAACCCTGCTTTAGCTATAATTAATCTAAATAATTCTTTTAATTGAATAGCAGGTCTAAATTGTGTTATGTCTACACCTAAATCAAAAGTGTCAATTGACATAGAATCTAAATTTAAATACTGGGCTTGAGCTTCATTATAAAATGCTTTAGGTTTTGTAAAAGAAAAAGGGTACATAACTTTTTGAACACCTGCATCTGCATCTCTTAATGATGTTCCTGCTATATTTTGAAAAGAGCTACTAGCACCATTCCAAGATGCTGTCATATTACTATGTGTAAAAGTATGGTCTAATTCTTCACTAAGTGTACCATCATCATTTAAAAAAACATCTCTTAATTTATTAGTTCCTATAACAGAAAATAAATCAGCAGTATTAGACATTAACACCACTTGATAATACTGTGCTTTTTGATATATTGCTTTTAGTTGTAAACTACCTTCAAATTGACTAACACCACCTGCATATAAAATAGCAGGAAATGCAGTTCTTGTATTAAATACTAACGTATCTAAATTTACATTATACCAATCTTGAAAAAACTGATTATTATTATCAGTAAAAGGTAATTTAAATGTCTGACTAAAATTAGCTTTTCTTTTTTCAGGTTCTTTAATATCCGAAAATTGAAAATTCAAACTTATGTTTGGTGAATTTTGTAAATCTAAATTATATGTAGTATCTGATGTAGCACTACTGGTAGCTTTTCTAAATGCAACTAATCTTATTTTCATTATGAATTAGTATTTAGCGGGTTAGCGTATTCTATAGTTATTGTGTATTGTATTTTAACACCTTCATTAGCAACAGTCTTTCTAAGAAAATTTGTATCTGTGATCATAACAGGAACAGTATATGTTGTATCTGCATTTTCTATAATGTTAACATTTGTTGACATAAGTAAACTTTCAAGCAATGTTGTTTCTTCTTCACTAATCCAATCTGTATTTAATGTTTCTCTTAACATAGCTGTTGTTTGTCTTGTTCTTTTGCCCCTAGCAAAATTGTCATACGAATACATAGTATTACTAAAATCACCTAGCATTGTACTATAATTATTTCTAGAAACTTGTACTGTTTGTGTTGACTTCATTTTAAAATTAAAATAATCATAACACCCTTTGCTATTTCTCCACCCTAATCTACGCACTTTAAATCCTTTACAACTTCCGTCTTGTAACACAAAATAATACGGTGCTGTTTGATAATTACCGCTGTCATTTGCTGTATCTGAACCCCTTACGCTATAGTAAGCATATCCACTAAAATTAGATGGTCTTGCTTGACCTGCTGCAGAACCGTCAGCATCAGTAGCAGAAACATTAGAATCTTGTAAATTTTGAGGTCCGCACCCAAAGTATAATAATCTTTCTGCATCTGTATCTGCTTCACCACCTGATGCACTAGGTATAGCACCACCTGTAGTAGCGTGGTTTCTAATGTATTGTTTTTCTCCTATTATTGAACCTGCTGAATTATAATAAACAATTTCAAAATAGTTACATTCACTATCAAATTTATCTTCATAATTTAAAAAACCAATTGTATGATAGTCGGTAGATTGGACGTAATTTACTAATCTATTGTTGCTAGATTGTTGGTTTGGTATATATGGTAAATCACTTAACATATATTCTAATGTGCTACTTGATGTATAATCTTCAAACGCATCTCCTTGAAAATTGTCTGTTCCTCTACCTACTTCTAATGCTAATGATGCCGCTATATACCATCTTGTATCATCTACTGCACCTGATGTATCATCAGTTGGTGAAACATTAGCAGCACTAGAATAATTTTGATATCCTTTAACATATATTTGCAAAAGTTGATTGCTATTTTTACTAAATATAGTAGATGTTAAATTTTTACCTAATGTGTGTATTGATTTAGTTGTAGCGTTTTGGTCTGCAATAGTATCTTCTAATTGTGTGTTAACAATATCTCTAATATCAAAAGTTGCTCTAGCTGCATTACCTGATATGTCTGTAGCATAGCCGTTTCTTCTTTGTTTCATTTTAGCTAATAATGTTCCTGATGAGTCAGTTAATCTAACTTCTAATACTAATCTAAAATAAAATAAACCTGATATTGTGGATTCATATAATGTATAAGGCACAACAGGATTCCAGTTTGTAATTACAGGCACCTTGTCTGCTGATGCTACAGGTTCTTGTACGAATGATAAAGCCATATTTTAATCTTTAAATGTTTTTTCTAATTCTATTTCCAAGTCATTTGCGAATGCTTGTAATATCTTGTTTTCTTGTTTTTTTAATTGTTGTGTAAAAGGTCTAGTAAAGAATTGAGTTCTTTCTAATCCTCTTTGATATATTGCTCTTTGTATTAAAAAAGCTAAACTTTTACGAGCTATAAATTTGCCGTTACTTCTTGCAGCTTTTAATGGTTTACTAACTATCCATCTATCTATTGCACCTCGTGGCGGCATTTTAGTAGAAAATTTAAAAGGGCTGCCTTGCCCCCTCATTCGTCCACTACCTTTATATCCCCCTGCACCTCTCACACCTTCATCAACAAACGCCCAATAATCCTCAGCACCACCAAATTCAAATTCTAATGTTACACTATTTTTTGATGATGTTACTAAATAATCAAAATCATTATATAATGTATTTCCGCTTGTGGTTTTCTTCTTCTTCTTTAATATACCCCTACCTTCTTTGATGACATTACCACCAAGTTTTTGCATAGCTTGTATTGTGTTTTTAAATTGCATTATGAATTACCTTCTACAGGAACAATACATAGATTGTTTGGGTTATTAACTTGTATACTTAATGTTGCAGACCACCCCGAAAGAAGGTTGTCAAATCTAGCGGTAAATGGTTCTGCTGAAACAGGTAACTCTAAAAACACCTCATCATCTACCCAACTTGTAGAATATAGGTTTTGATGAAATTCATTAATAACGTCTTGTATGATCTGTAGGTTTTCACTTAATGTATCAATACGCCCTAATCTTTCTTTATTAGGAGAATCACCAATAGCATCACTAATCATATCAAGTACATAGATTGTAAATGTATAAGTCATTACGCCTTTATCAATAGTTGCTGTACCAGGTTCTGCATATAGGATTATGTAGTCTGTAGCACCTAATTTATTAATATCCACCTCATCCATAAAACCTGAATGAAAAGATTTAATCTGAAAATGCTTGTCTGCTATTGTTTCTAAATATCCTAATACGTTTCTAAAAGTTATCATAATTGTTTCTTTGTTTTGCGTTATAATCTTGTGTATATGCTAAATATGTTAGCACTTCAAGAATAGGCAATCTTGTTATTTTATTTATGTCAAGTATGGAATTAGACATTGAATATAAAGCATTGTACCACCCCCATTTAGACTGCATACTTACGCCTTTTGCACTTTCTTCTCCTGAGCTTGTAAATAGCTGCGCGAAATCCACGCTAATTCGTTTCCTAAAGTCAAAAAAAAACCTAAGCAATTTAAAGCTATATCCATTGGGCAGTCCTTAAATAATTCCTCTTTAAATTCATCAGGGTTATAATCTTCAATAGCATATCTCTCATTACGTTTAAATGTTATCTGTCTATAAAGAATTGACATAATAATATGTAAGTTCTCAATAGGTTCTTTACAGTAATTTTCTAAATCAATATATTCCCCTGTTGTAATTCCTGAAAGATTAGGCACAAATCCATACTCATTATTTTTAAACATAAAAGTCTTTCTAAATTCTTCTTTGTTTGGTTCAGTATCAATAAGACCTTTAACAATAGCCATAATGTCTAATAAGTCTGTGTAAACCATTTTCTTTACTATAAATGGTGTGGTGTTACATAATAACGCTAAACTCTTTATAACCTTGTTTTTCTCACTTCCCTTGCCTTCTTGAATTTTAACGTATTCTTGGTATGTTCCAATTGTTATGTCACACCATTCACTTGGTATTGTTAGTTTGACCTCTTTCATCATTAATAAATATAAAAGTTAATAATTTGTTTTTTCTACAATATATAGTATTTACCGCTATGGTTAATACTGAGTTTATTTAAGCACAGATAACGTGTAGCATCAATTAAATGGTCATTTACTTTTACAGGCACATTCAATACATCACCATTTTTATCAGTAGCCCATTTATAACCCCTAAATTCTTTGATTGCATTTAAACTGTCTTTAGTTATATGCAACTTATACCTTCGCATTATATCTATCCCTAAATGTATTCCTGCACCTTTTTTAGCGGGTTTTATATTAAATCCTTGTCTATATATTTCTTCAATAGATTTAGGTTCTGCTGAATCGCCTATTATTTCTGATTGTCTATCTATTCTAAATTCTTTTAACTTATTAGCTAGGTCAGTATTAGTTAATCTTTTTTCGTAAAGCATTTCCTTAATGTATAAATTATCATCAGAAATATATATTGCTACTAATGCTGTTGGTGAATTAGTAAATCCAAAATCAAGACCATATCCAACTAATCGTCCTTGTACTTCATCTACTAATTGAAAGTTCCTAAATATCATTGTTTGTATAGAACCTATTTCACCTAATCCATAAACACGCCAATAATCAGGATCAATATCTTTAAGTCTTTCAATCTCTGCTATTGTATCTTTATCTAAAAAAGGATTAGC